TCGGGCACTGCCCCCGAGTCCGCAACACCTTTCTGTCAAGGCATTAAACTACAATTCTTTAATATTATACGACACACCTATTTATTTGTCAATCGGGCCCGTCCTACCACCACGTTTGGTCAAACGTGGAAACTATAAAATCAATAAAAACACAATAGCTACCACAACTACACCAATGGCAAAACTGAGATCTTGATTCATTTCATTTACCAAACAAGTGAGCCACAACCCCCATGGCCACAAATACTGCCAGGGCCGCAATGGCCGCCCAGGGAATGTTTTTAGATATGTTCATTGTTCGTCCTGATGTTCATTCAACCACATAATACCATAGCAAATCACTATGGCCATGAATGCAAAAAATATCAACCACATGTTAATTATACCCTTTGATGTTTTTGCCGTCAATGACAGGATTGCCTCGTGCGGCCACATTTTCAAGTTGGCGAGCACGATCACGTTCGGGTGGCAATGGGCCACAACCCAGCCTGTTCCACTCGTCTTCGGAGTAGTAATAACTTTCTACTGGCTGCTTCTTTTGCTGTTCCACGGTCATCATATTTACCTTGTTTTGGTGGGCCGAGAGGGATTTGAACCCACAGTGTCATTTCTGAGCCGGCTTATGAGGCCGGTGCCTGCAAACCATACGGCGTTCGGCCCTGATTTACAGTATAGCATCAAGGCCGGTAGTTGTCAAGAAATTGTTTGAGATTACCATATAAGTTTACCATGACCGCTTCTTTGCTTCCAAAAAACACAATTTTTTTGGGTATGCCTTTGGTGGCCGAAATATAGTAAGGCATTTGCATTTTCCTATCTAAATCCAGGATCACGTGTTGATTGAATTGATGTGGGTCAGGTATGGCAAATTCGTAACGGGACAGATCCAACTCTTCGGTAAACACACGATAACCTGGGCCGGTCAGTCGCATGCCTCCAGTTTTTCTTATATTGAACCACCAGGTGTGCATGGCCAATTTGGCTGTTATGCCCAGATCTGGGTCCAGTTGGCGCACCAATTGTTCGGTCAGTTTTCTTTTGTCTCGCACATCAAGGATAGACCTGATCGCCCGATTTAAGCAGAACCACTGTGAACTTGTCGGTCTTGAATTGTGTGTTGAGTCTGCGGGCCAAGTTACGGGCATGCCCGGGATTGCTGAAACTTACTTTTTTGTATTTGGGCCCAGGATATTGCACCAAGAGATTTGAAGTTTTTAGATTGATGGGACGTGAATCATAGAAAACCGCCCATACACCTTCGCTGGCCAGGACCTGCTCGGTTTTGTATGTGCTTTTGTTGGCGTGTTCGATTATGACACTGGGTTTGGGTCGGCTCATGGCATTAAACTCCTACATGTTATTTATGCCAAAATATATGTAGATTTAGAAACTGCCCCCGTTCATTTTTACGGTAATGACCTGCGTATCTTGTTGTTGTTCCAGCTGTGATCGCAAGGAAACCAGTTCTGCCAACAGTCGTGTGATGTCCGCATGTAGATCCTTGGCATCGGCCATGCTCATCACAAAGTCTCGTGCACCACGCGACTCATGACCCCGCACACGATCAACAAATTTATTGAGATGTATGGTCATTGGCCTCTTGCTCGGATTGGAAAGGTCCTTGGTAGGGATAGCGTTGCAACATGATCAGTTTGGGAGCATGTATGGTCCGCCACTGTCTTCCTCGCTTGACGTTGTACCAACCGGCTGCGAACCACGATTTACTTTTGGCTGTCTTGGTGTAGACGGGCAATTGTTGTGGAACGTCCCACATGGGATTATGAACACGTCCTGCAACTGGATATCCATGTACCGAATCTGTGCTAGGTTTTGATTGTGATTTTTTCACAGCCGGTTCAAATTCTATATTCACAGTTCTGGCCGCCATCTTGATGGTCTTGAACTGTGCCACTTGATTGCGGATTTTAACTTGGTAGCCCCCGGCACAGGCTTCTATGTTACCAATTTTTTGATTGCCGTCTTGCAAGATCCAAAATTGTTTGTCTATTACTGGTTTAGCTATCAATTTCATTGAGAACTCCTTTGTATGTTTGATTCATCCAACGACCAAAACTTTCTGCGGATTCACTGCATTTGTTAAGTTCATATTTTCCACAAAACTGCATGAACCTGACTCCCACCTGGCCCACGTCCTTGTGACTGATCTGTTCACGTATGGCACTGTCTACTACAGCCTTGACCTTTTCGGGTTGTTCAGTGAGATCAATCAAAGTGCGATTCCTTTCATAATCATCCAACACACGATGTTCTACACCGTCGGGGTCGGTCCAGCGTTGCAACATCAAGTTGTTCCAGGCATAGCCTTTTTTGTTTTTGTCCTCAAAGGCTTCTTGGAGGCCGACCTTGTTTTTAGTTCCCCGAGTACGGACGCCTGGAAAAGCAGAGAACACATTGTCGCTGCTATCGCCTCGCATGCACTTTTCGAAAAGTAACCACTGCGGATCTGGGATTTGCTTGGCTTCTTTTGTTTTCTTGTCGATGACCGATTTTCCTTTGGCATCAAAGATTCCTTCTAGAGTGATCAATTCGTCGGTGATTCCGTTATACTGCTTGACGTTCGCGGCAACTAGCTGAACAAAATCAGTGTCACTGCTAATTATAACATGTTCATCTTGGGGATGTAGTGCAATCCAGCGAGCTATGATATCGTCGCCTTCTGCGGTCGGACACCGTATAACGCTGCAATTGGTCCTGTCGCTCAAGTATTTAGTCAAAGCGTCATAGGTTTCCCAAAACATTTTATCTTCTTCTAGCTCGTTTTCTGTGAGTGCAGCACGGGCCACGGCACGGTTGTTTTTGTAGGGTTTATACAAGTCCTTGCGCCAGCTACGACCCTCTAATGCAAAAACCACGTGATCCGCCTCAAAGCGTCGGGCCACCTTGTTGGCGGCCATTAACGTGACATGCAGAGCAAAGCCTAATTTTTCCCAGGTGTCACTGGCGCGAAAAGCACCGTGTCTTGCACGAAAGAACATGTTTGCTGTGTCAATCAGCACATACTTCATACAACCGCCTTAGATGAATTTGTTAGAAATAATATATTGTAACACAAAACGGTGAAAATAGCTATGGCCATCGCGTCCAAAATGCCAGGAATTGGGTGCAACTGTGTCTATGCCTTGTGCTCGGATTATGGCATCATAGGTCATTTTGGGATCGTAAGGTCCTATGTAGCTGACTCCCCAGTCCTTTTTATAGTTGATTTTGCTGAAATCATTGTTGCCATTGAAAAATATATGTGGTATCCGTTTTTCACTGAGTTCGAGATGGAAGGCCCAAACGTCGTCGTGTGCTTGCTGAGTTTTTTGATTCCAGTCTGTGCCAATCACATAATTTTTGTATCGTTCTTGCAGTTCTTGAGGAACATGATCGGTGCCACTGGCTCCTACCTGCAGATATTGCCCTTGGTTCAACCATTCTTCACGCTCCCAGGTGCTCCATTGAATAATCACCAGCAGATGATCAAAATCTTTGCCATGTTGTTGCAACCAATCGCGTGTGGATCTCATTATCCGGGCATTGGAACTTCCACTTTCTGCTTCACATTTGAGTCCGGCATTCAGTGTATTGGCCAATAGCTTGCTCCAACTCGCGGCCAGGTTGTCAGGATGTGGAGCTCGTCCCATATAGAAATACTGTGAATCATCTTCGGCAAAGGCATGCGGATTTACAGCTTCGGCAGCTGCGGTATGACTATCTCCGTTGGTGTAAAGTATCATAGGATTTCGTAACGGTCTAGGTGATCTAACAACAAGTCTGCCCAGGCACCATGTGCCTGTGCTCCATGATGATACCAGGTATCTGTTTTGTAACCCTGATTGCATAGATACCAATAAAAACTACGTTCATTTTCATAAGGACCTATGTAGCAATTTTTCCAATCTAGCGGCTGTTTGATAGAGAAAAAATTATACATGCAATTGAAAAACACATGCGGTATTTGTCTCAAACATAGATCGGTGTGTAATTGATAAATTTTTTCATGCCACATTCTTGATTTGGCGTCCATGGTATCAGCATCTTGTTGAGTAACCCAGATTTTATATTTCTCTTGCAAATATTTAGGCAAATGATCTGAACCAGAACTGTTGACATCATAGTATCTGTCAGCGTCTTGCCATTCTTCACGCTCCCAGGTGCTCCATCCTATTATGATCAAATCCGAAGTGTTGTTTTCTAGATATTCATGAGTGGTTCTCAATATGCGTTGATTGCTGGCACCAATAGTGGCATGATTTATCAGCTCCAGTTCCAGTGCGTGTGACACACGTGCCGCATAGGTATCTTTGGTTTCGAGGTTGATGCCCAAACTGTGACTGTCACCATTGACGTATAAAATCATCTCAGTTGGATATAGTCTTGTGGATTGATAGGAATCTCTAGATCCTTCTCAACCGGGCCGTTTTTGAGCAATCTTTCGCTTTCGGCCTGTGCCACCCGTTTGCGCAGACTGCTGGAGCTGAACGAGTGATCACGCCCGTTGTAAACAATTTCAATGCCGCGTTGCCAGCATTCTTGTTTGCCTGTGAATGCTTTATCTTCGTATTCCACGCCCAGGATACGCACATCCACGGGCAGGATCAGCAACAAGTCCACCAAGTCCTGTTCGGTTTGGTAGACCACCACTTCGTCAACATAACGGCAAGCGGCCAACTGTATCTGACGTTCCACTATGCTCTGCACCGGACGATTCTTGGTATCAGGACGATCTATAGTTGGATCAGTTTGTAAACCACAAATTAGATAATCGCAATGATTTTTGGCTTCTGATAGCATGGCTATGTGTCCAGCATGCAACATGTCAAATGTTGAAAATGTGATGCCGATCTTTTTACCTTCGGCATGTAGTTGTTTGATGTGATTGAATATCATGATACTTCCGATCTGCCATCACCTAAATCACGGGTCTTGATCAATCTGTCTCGCTCGGGATTCATAGCTTCGTATTGCTCGTAGGTTTCAAGAACGATGTTACGACACACTGCTGTAAACCAACGATCCACTATGTCAGAGTCGGTATCTTTGGCATCCATTTGATAGCCAGCACGTATCAGATTAGCTACAAATTTTTCGTTCCAGTCTAGCTCAAATGCACCACTCTGCATGTTTTCTGGATCAATTTCCATGCTGAGTATAGACACATAAGGTTCGCCACGTTCGGTGGCCAATTCTTTTTCGGACTTTTTGGGTTTGGGAGGTGGTGTTTCTTTTTTTGTTTCGGGTTTCTTTTTCAAAAAACGATCAAACAGTTTCATTTTTTTTCCTTAGTCTTTTGACATAAAAGCTGGCAACAAATAGTGCAACAAATGACACAAGTGCAATAGTTGTAGGCACAATTAAATTTATATTCTTGCTTATAAAGTAAAAATAATTCACAGCATTCATGGCAAGCACAGTATACAGCATGGTTTCTTTTTTTACCCATCCCAACAGGATATTGCCAAATGGTGCGAAAAACAAAACCACCGGTGCAGCTGCCAGCCACATCAAATAAACGTCTGGATGCACAGCATCCAGGAATAGACCTCTATAAGCAATACCAAATACCGTGATTACGGCCATGAGAACAATGCTGATGTCGGTGCTGATCTTTTCTTTCATGCCATAGTAACAGGTCAAAGCAATATAGATCAACATATCACTTCCGGTACCAAACATGGCGGACGCACAGCCGCCAACGAATGAAAATATCATGAAACTGACAAATCGAGATCCTTTGAGCTCAACATCATCCACAGTGCTGCGACCACGGCTGATCAAGTAGGCCACAATAAAGGCCAAGGCCAAACTAACAAACAACATCTGTATGGTCTTGAAAGCAAAGGCACCAGCCACCGCAGTCATTATCACAAATCCCAGCATGTTCACAGCCGCATAAAATGGTATGTGTCTAAAGGTGTGTAGACTGTGTCCTTTGCGTGTGAGAATCCATATGGCTGCTGATACCATGCCAATACTTTGTATGGCTAAACTAAAATCTCTGGCTGCTGGAGCAGTAATATTAAAATACAAACTCAAAATAGGAAATGCCACAGCCCCACCACCTTCGGGAGTGAATCCAGCTACAGCACTTCCAAATACCATCATCAAGGCATAAAGCCAGTGTGTGTCATAGAGAGCGAATCCTGGCCCAGTCAAGATCAAGTATAACCAAGTGATCAATACTGCCGAGGCCCAAAGGGGCCAAATTGTCATTTTATTCATGATTACTCCTTTAGTTGCCATATTAAATGTTCTACTTTGTTGTGCCAATGTTCTTCTACCACTGGAGTTCCTGGACCATGCCACTCAGCACGACCACGATAGGCCAAGGTTCCTGGCCACAACCTACGTCCTGTGAGTTCACAACGATGTGGCCATAGCACTCTACACAATCGCCATTCAGCTCGAATGTAAAAACCTCCATCTAAACGACCAATGTGTTCTGGTATAGGGCTCATTTTCGACGAGTATTTCCGTAATGTATCACGGTCATACCCAACAGGTCCAGAGGCAGTTGGCGCCAAGGGTCGACTATCACGCTACCGGGCTTGATATCATAATAAAAATGATCGGTATGATCTCCGTCTACATAGTTGTAGGTCACAGATCGATTGTGTGCCATGAGCACCACGGCACGGTCTACATCTGAGACCACTGATGTCTGATCATCGGCTAAAGGGTCGACGTAAAATATTTGCTGACCCAGCTCTTGAACATAGTGCCCGATCAAGGTCGAATAACTGCCGATGCAGTAAGGCACATCGGGTTTGTAGGCTTTGCCGTGGATGACCACGGGCAAATTGTGCTTGTTGGCTAGCTCGATCAAGAATCGGGCAAGATTGCGAGCCTGTTGTTCTCGTGCCAACATGATGGTATCAAACAAGTCATAACCAATATCATATTCTTCGGCCAACCAGCGCAGGGCTATGTTGTCTCGGGGATGGCAAGCACCGGCATCGCCCATGCCTGCGGTCATATACTTGGGTCCCATGATACGCATGGTGCTACGTGCTAAGGCCGAGGTCACCACATCTACATTGATGTTTCCTATGCGTTGGGCAAAATCTTGTATCATGTTGACCAATCCAACCTTGGCGCTGATAAACGTGTTGTAAAATATCTTGATGGCTTCGCACTCTTCCCAGGTCCCGATTTCAAATCTGGGATTGTTTTGAACCATAGGGCGGTAAAGTTCTACCAGTTCTTCGGCCAGTTCAGTGCGATCTCCATGTTCGGTGCCAATCATGATCATTTCTGGATTGACCATGTCCCATTTGACTGATCCCATGGCAATCAAGTAAGGATTATACAAGAATTGATGTTGTTTGTTTAACAGTCCTACAAAACGTTGTCTGGTGGTGCCTGGCAACACAGTGCTGATTAACACTACTTTTTTGGGTGTGGTCGCAAAGTGATTTATCTTGATCAAACTGTCTTGCACAGCGTCGTGTCCAAAGTCTCGGGGAGTCATATGACTTGACGGAACTGAACCATCGTAGCCCTCAGCATGCGGAGTAGGCACAGCAACAAAAATCCAATCGCTGGCCTGCACTACTTCTCGAATATCACACACCTCAACTGTGTCTGATGTTCTTGGCAAGATATCGTAGCCGCGAACTTTGTAATGTTGGGCGAACACTTCTGCTGCGTCCATGCCCAGTTTGCCCAACCCAATAAATCCAATGTTTGTCATTTGCCCCATCCGTTACCCCATAAATCTACATGCAATCTAGGACTGTAGTTCCAACCTTGCTCCACACAGATGTCTGCGATTCTCAGTTTGTTTCTATCGTAAGGCTGGACTACACCACCTTGTGGCATCAAATAAATTACACCTTTAAATCCTGCTCGCCGATATTCATCTGTTGCACGTATGGCCTCCTCGATGTGAGCGTCAGTCTCTACAACAAACTTCAAATATGTATGTCCAATCTCTGCATAGCTTATCACGATGTCGGGACATATGGCATCTTCCCACTTTTCGCCCGACGCACTCAACTTGGCACTGACACTGAATGTAAGTGTTGCTTTACCACGTTTTCCAAATTTTGGATTCAAGGTCCAGTCTAGTAAAAAGTGACGGAAGTCCTTGTGTAGTTCTTGTGTGCCATTGGTTTCAAAAGTGATGTTACGCAGATCTTGCATGCGTTCGTGGCCCAGCAATTCTCCATAGGCACGTTGCCAGCCCAACAAAGGTTCGCCGCCGGTGATCACGAGATGCACGTCGTTGCCATTGTTCTGCACCCAAGCGTTGTTGGGTGTGAGTGCCAACATCTTGTCCACTAATTCTTCAGTGGTGTAATTGGGACTGAGATGTTTGAATGCCGGATGCCACGATGCATAACTATCGCAACCGGTTTCTACCAAGGGCAAGCGTTCAAAGCTGTCAAACTGCTCAACAATCTTGGCTACTTCGTCGGCACCTGTGCTTTTTTCGCCGGGTTTACAGCCAAACCCTGCACAGGTAAAGTTGCAACCATATGTTCTCAAGAACACACTTGGC